TTGAGCGACTGGTTGGAGAACTTGAACAAGAAGCGTAAGGAGATCCGGTGATACCAAAGTTGTTTGATGTATTGGAACGCATCGCCACAGGGATAGAGCGCTTGGTCGCTCTCTCTGAGACGCCCGCCGCGAGCAAACCGGCCCCGAGGCGCAAAGACATAGAAACAGCAGCAACGAGAGGCTAACAGTGACAACCGCAGACGTGATCGACCAGGTAGTAGCGACAACCGTACAGGCACTCTCCGACGGCACGCTGTCTACATTCACGCCAACCGACCAGATTGCCTCAATTCTCGGTCTTGACTCATTCAAGGATGCAACTACAGACATCCCAGCGCAGGGATAGGGGGTTCAATTCCCTCAGAACCGACGAACCGTAGACCGGTCATGGTAGGCGCTGTACACGCCCGCGAAATGCAGCCCAGGGGTATTCCATCAAAATGAAGATTTCCGATCTCATCCAAGACGACCGAAATGCAAACAAGGGCACCGCCCGAGGTCGTAAGGCCGTCGAGAAATCTCTTGAGCAGTTCGGCGCTGGCCGGTCCGTCCTGATTGACCGCGAAGGCCGCATCATTGCAGGAAACAAGACGGCCGAATCGGCGGCAGCGTCCGGGATGCAAGACGTGATTGTCGTAAAAACAGACGGCAGTCAGCTTGTTGCCGTACAGCGTACCGATCTCAGCCTGAATGACCCGAAGGCACGCGGTCTGGCGGTGGCGGACAACCGCACCGCCGAGATTGGCCTTGACTGGGACCCAGCCATCCTCGGAGAGTTATCCGCCGATCTTGACCTGCAGCCGTTCTTCTCGACCCAGGAATTAGCCGGGGTCACCGTTACTGACATTGAGACGCCTGGCGCACCAGGCCCCGAAACGCTAGAGGGGCGATACAAGCAGCAATATGGCGTTATCTGCATCTGCAAAGATGAGGCTGACCAACGAACAGTTTACGAGAAGTTGACCGGCGAGGGTCTCGAATGCCGCGTGGTGGTGACATAGATGGAACTACAGGTACGCAATTCCTGCAAGGACTTCAACTCGTACCGCGCAGCCCGCGTAAAATCTCTCTTCAATGCGGAATCCGGCGCTCAGTTCAATCTTGACGCAAGCCTCGATATTGACGACCCCGACTGGAAGCTCGGCGTAATTGTTGGCCCCTCCGGCTCGGGAAAAACTTCGCTGGGCCGAATGATTCTCGGGCCGGACGCGTTCTACGCCGCCGATGGATGGCCCGCAGACAAACCGATTGTCGACGCCATCGCACCTGACGGCGGTTTTGATGACGTGACAAACGCTCTGGCTACCGTTGGGCTGGGCTCCGTTCCCTGCTGGTTGCGCCCATACTGCGCGTTGTCCAACGGCGAACGGTTCCGTGCCGACCTCGCGCGAATCATCAGCGAGAAGCCCGAGCGGGTAGTAGTAGATGAGTTCTCTAGTGTTGTCGACCGGCAGATTGCTAAGTTCGGCGCGCTGGCATTTCAAAAGGCGTGGAAACGCACCGGCGGCCAATGCGTATTGCTGTCGTGTCATTACGATGTAATCGAGTGGCTAGAACCCGATTGGGTTTATGACACCGCGAAGCAGACCTTCGCTCGGGGGTCGCTTTGGCGACGCCCAAAGTTCGACCTCGAAATATGGCAGACAAATTCAAGTTACTGGCCGCTCTTTAAGCCGCATTACTATTTAGACCTCCCGCTTCCAGTCGCGGCCCAGTATTTTGTAGGCACCGTCGATGGGGAGCCAGTCTGTCACCTGGCGGTGTGCACGAAGTCTCTCCCGCGCGGTCAGTTTGAAGCGCGTGGAACCCGGCTCACGGTTATGCCTGAGTGGCAGGGAGCAGGGGTTGGAATGCGGTTCCTTAACGCCGTCTGCGAGATGTTTCGACGCGGTGAGAACAAGTGGAACAAGCCCCTCACGACCATCTTTCACACCTCACACCCCGGACTTTGCGCTGGGCTTCGGCGCGATCCGAAATGGGCTCAGGTGTCCGCCTCTCTCTACGGCGCTAACAAGGCAAAGTCCACGGCATCGACCGCCGCTTCAGCCATCCGAATGGGTAAAGAGGTTGTCGGTGCTGGCACCGGCTTCGGTGGTCACTTCCGGGCCATTCAAGGATTTCGCTACTACGGCGCTCCGGAGCAAAGGCAAACCTGATGAATATCTTTCTCGCCGGGCAGAAGCAATTCGGCGCGAGCGTCCTCGAGGCCATCGCTAAAAGATACAAGGTGCTCGGCGTGTCCAGCCCGCCGTTCGCCGGTCATCTTTCAACTGACGGGGTGCAGATCTTCGACAGGGTGAGGGCGACCGCTGAGCGGTTAGGAATCCCCTGGCAGCCGCAGGTTCGGGCCGGGTCACTGCCCGCAGGCACGGACATTATTGTTGCCGCCCACAGCCACGATTTCATTGGCCGCAAGACAAGGGACAAGGCGAACTTCGGGGCCATCGGCTACCACCCTTCGCTGCTCCCGCTTCACCGGGGCCGTGATGCGGTTCGTTGGGCGATTCACGGCGGCGACAAGATCGCTGGCGGCTCAGTGTACTGGCTCACCGACAGCATCGACGCGGGGCCGATTGCGGCCCAAGAGCATGTATTTGTTCGCCCAGGCGAAACGGTCGAGACACTTTGGAGAGAGCAGCTTGCACCACTCGGCATTCGCCTTCTCCTGAAGGCCCTGGCCGACATCGACAGCGGTCTCGCAGTAAGAGTTCCGCAAGACGAGCGCTGCGCCACACGGGAGCCATCGTTCGATAGGACTCCGCTCTTCCGCCCTGAGCTGCCGCAGCTTGGCGCTACCAACCTGCGCTATGAGGTGGAACGCCTGGACGGTGACGGGTTAGGAAAATGATGGCAGGACGTAGACCTAAGCCGACGGCATTAAAGAGACTCGAAGGCAACCCCGGCAAACGCGCATTGAATAGAACAGAGCCCACTCCCACCGGTATCCCAAAGTGCCCGCCGCATCTCGACAGAGAGGCGAAGGCGGAATGGAAGCGCATCTCCGCCGATCTTACAACCCTCGGGTTGCTGACTAACGTAGATCGCGCCGCGCTTGCGGCGTATTGTTCCGCATGGTCACGCTGGGTTGCGGCTGAGAAAAGCATTCAGAAGTTCGGCACAGTAATCAAGTCGCCGAAATCCGGCTTCCCGATTCAAAACCCATTCGTGGGCGTTGCGAATACAGCGCTCGACCAGCTTCGCAAGTTCGCGGTTGAGTTTGGACTAACCCCGGCCAGCCGCTCGCGGTTGCACGTGGAGCCATTGACAGGTAAATCGGCTGATCCATTTGAGCAATTTATGGCCGAAATTGGTGCAAATGACGCAGCCGACTCAACAGAAGATGACCAAGCCGGAGAGTTACATTCAGAAAGTTCTGTCCGGTGAACAGATCGTCTCGAAGTGGGTACGCCTGGCCATAGAGCGTCATAGCCGCGATCTTGAGACAGCATCAGAGCGCGGGCTTAGATTCGACGAGGATAAAGGTCTTCGGGTCATCCGGTTTATTGAGAGGTTCATTGTTGGAACCGAAGGTGATTACAAGGGCAAAGCGTTCATCCTTGAGCCGTGGGTCGCCGCATTGCTTTACATCCTATACGGATGGGTTTACTCGGATACAGGACACCGCAGATTTAAGGTTGCTTACGCGGAAATCTCTCGTGGAAACCTGAAGTCGACCCTAGCCTCCGCACTGTGCATTTATGAGCTGATAACTGTGCACGGGGCGAATGTCTACTCCGCATCGACCGACAAAGAAACTGCCAAGGTCGTTTTCGATACAGCCGTGCGGATGGTCGAACTTAGCGAGCACCTATCCGCACGAATCAGGAGTTACCGGAACAACCTTCACATTCTTGCGACAGGTTCAAAGTTCGAGCCATGTTCGGCAGAGGCAAAAACGTTATTTCACGCGTCCCGGCCTTCATTCGTAGTGTTGGACGAGCTTCACTTACACCCGACCGCCGATGTGTTCAACGCCTTCTGGTCGGCACTCGAAAAGCGTCCGGAAGCGTGGCTCCTAGCAATCACCAACTCCGGCTGGGACCGGCACTCCGTTTGCTGGAAGCAGCGCGAGTATAGCACAAAGGTACTTCAAGGAATCATTGATGATGACGCCTGGTTCGCCTGGGTTTGCGGACTAGATGATGAGGACGTAAAAGACCCGGCGGGCTGGGAAGATGAGCGCAACTGGATCAAGGCGAATCCCAGTCTTGGTCACGCGGTCAGCATCGAGGGCCTGCGCCGACAGGCGGTAAAGGCCAAAGAAGATCCATCGGCTCTGAATGAGTTTCTTCGCTTCAAACTCTCGGTCTGGACAGATTCGCATTCGGTCTGGATGCCGATGGAGAAATGGGACCTCTGCAATGACCCCGTCGATTCTGAGTCTCTGAGGGGCCGCCCTTGCTTGGGCGGCTTGGACCTGAGTACGACGACAGACATTGCCGCATTCGTATTGCTGTTTCCACCGTACGGCGAAGACAAGAAATGGCAAGTTGTCCCGCATTTCTTCCTGCCGAAAGACAACATCCAGAAGCGGTGCAAGCGCGACAGAGTGCCCTATGACGTGTGGGAACGGCAAGGGCTTTTTTACCTCACAGATGGAAATGTCATTGATTACGACGTGATTCGCGCGACGATCAACGAACTTGCAGCGCAATACAAGATTGTTGAAATCGCTTTCGACGCTTACAACGCCTCTCAAATCGTCACCCAGTTACAAAGTGACGGATTAACACTGGTGCCATTTCGCCAAGGCGACGTAAGCATGACCGCACCATTGAAACGCCTGATGGAATTGGTGCTCCGTGCTGAGATTGCGCACGGTGGTAATCCGGTCCTCCGGTGGATGGTCAGCAATACCGTCGTCAAGGCCGGACCAACTGGATTGATGAAGCCGGATAAAGAGAAAAGTAGAGAGAAGATTGACGGCGTAAGCGCGCTGTTAGACGCGCTGGGGCGGGCGATGGTCACGCCGATCCAGCAAAAGCAGTCCTTCAAACCCTTTTACATCTAAGGCACATAACGCATGAATATCTTCACTCGGCTATTTAGCTCTGAACGCCGTAGCGGTCCCCTTGAAAATCCCAAACTGTCGATGGGGGCAGCTTTCAACTGGCTGTTTGGTGGCAATACGACAGCCGCCGGTGAGGTGGTCAACGAGTTCTCGGCAATGCAGCAAGCAACTGTTTACGCTTGCGTCAGAACGATTGCGGAGGCCATTGGGTCTCTCACTCTGAGAACCTATCAGCGGATCGAAAAGGGTCGCTCAGAAGCAATTGACGATCCTGTCTATAAGTTGCTCGCACTCACACCGAATGACGAAATGCCCTCGGTTGTCCTCTGGGAAAACGTGGTCGGCAGTCTGGCACTATCGGGAAATTCATACGTTGAGGTTATCCGCGACAGTTCGAATCAGCCTATTCAGCTTTATCCCCTTGCAACGATGAAGACGGAGCCGGTGCGTTTGCCTTCCGGCAAGCTGGCGTATCGAACCGTTGACTATGCCACCGGTGGCACACGCATTCTTCAGGCCGCCGACACTCTTCACTTCCGTTTGTTCTCATACGACGGATTGAAGGGCCTGAGCCCAATTCAGCAGTGCAAACAAACCGTGGGATGGTCTTCAGCGGCGCTCAAAGCGTCCGCACGTTTCTTCGGCAACGGCTCAAAGCCCCCAGGCATTCTAACGCCGGTCGGCGGAGTGTCAGAGCAAGATCTTCTAAACATGCGCTCGGCTTGGGAACAGGCAAACGGCGGAGAAAATCAGGGCCGCACCGCTGTACTCCCGTCCGATTGGAAGTATACCGCGCTCGGCATCAGCGCCAAGGACGCGCAGTTTCTGGAGTCAATGCAGTTTGTGCGCTCTGACATTGCCGCCATGTTCCGGGTACCGGCGCACATGGTTGGTGATACAAGCAAAGTTAGCAACAATAACGTCACCGAAATGAATCGCGGCTTTGTTCTCGATTGTTTAAATCCATATTTGGTCAAAATCGAGCAAGAGATTTGCATCAAGTTACTCGGTGCCGACCCTAACCGCTTCGTGCAGTTCGATACCTCTGAACGTTTGCGCGGTGATTACAAGACTGTCA